AAATAGCTACTAGATTCAATGGTTTAGATGTAAATATCTTTGGCGACCCTGCTGGAGACTTTCGCGCACAAACAGATGAATCTACGCCGTTTCAGATTTTGCGTGGTGCTGGATTGAAAGCTGTGCCAACACACAGTAATTCTGTAGACTTGCGCCTTGAGGCAGTTTCAAGCAATCTAAATAAAATGGTTGATGGCAAGCCAGCATTCTTAATTGACAAGCGTTGCCCAACTCTTATCAAAGGATTTGAGGGCGGCTATGGATACCGGCGGCTACAAATATCTGGCGAAAGGTTTGATGACAAACCAGAAAAAAATATGTATTCACACATACATGATGCTCTGCAATATCTGATGTTGGGTGCTGGAGAAGGGCGACAGCTTATATCTGGACAAAAGCCATTAAGAGCATTTAACGCTAAAAAAGAATATGATGTGTTTGCAAGAAAGCCAAAGCAACAAAAACGCAGTGGCTTGTGGGCAAGGATGTAAAGTGATACAGGTAAGTAAAGGAGCCTGACATGTGCATAGGCGGCGGCCCAAGAGGTCCGGCTGTTGATCCAGCAGCTGAGGCAGAACAGAAAAGAGCAAAAGAAGCTGCTGAGCAGACTGCTCGTGAGCGTAGAGCTGAGACTACTATGGAAACAGCTGAGATGCAGCGTGGCGGCACAGGTCGGCGTTCATTAATCACAGGCTCTGGTGGCGGTGCTGGTTATTTTAGTAGGTATAGATAATGATTACTGCGACAGATACAGCTCAAGCAACATACAGCAATGATAAAATTGCTAGTGTGTATATGAAGAAATACGAAAAAGCAAAGTCTCTGAGAGAAAACTTTGTTGATTTGTTTGAAGAATGCTATGAGTATGCTCTGCCGCAGAGGGAGTCTTTTTACTATGAAGCAGTTGGACAAAGGCGCGATGACAAAATATTTGACGAAACTGCGGTTGTTGGTGTCCAAGAATTTGCGTCTCGCTTACAACAAGGGCTTGTTCCTAATTTTGCACGCTGGGCAGACTTTAGAGCTGGCTCTGAAGTCCCTAATGAATCGCGTGAAAGCGTTGATAATGAGCTTGACGAAGTAACTGAATATGTTTTTGAAGTAATCCAGAACTCTAATTTTGGACAGGAAGTGCATGAATCATTCCTCGACCTTGCTGTTGGCACAGGCGTTTTGTCTGTATCTGAAGGCGATTCAGTAAATCCGATTGTATTCTCTGCCATACCGCTGCCGCATGTTGTATTGGACACAGGGCCGGATGATAAAATTGACCATGTGTATCGTGAGCGTTCTGTAAGGAATTCAGATATTCCTTTAATGTATAAAAACGCCAAGATAAACAGTGACTTACAGAAAAAAATTCAAAGCCATCCTGACGAGCGTGTTAAGGTTTTGGAGGTTGTGTGCCGCGATTATTCTGTCAAGAATGATGAAGCGTATCTGTTTTACGCTATTGATTGCACACATAAGCAGATTATCCGCGAAGAAAAGTATCGCGGCGTTGGCTCAAATCCGTTTATTTGTTTCCGCTGGTCAAAATGCAGCGGAGAAGTTTATGGGCGTGGGCCGTTGATTAATGCGCTTAGCGCAATCAAAACAACCAATCTGACGATTGAGCTGATTCTTGAGAACGCACAAATGGCAATCTCAGGCATCTATCAGATGGAAGATGATGGTGTAGTTAATCCAGATACGATTAGTCTTGTGCCCGGAACAGTTATTCCAAAGGCTGCTGGCTCTCGTGGGCTTGAGCCTATTCGTGCTGCTGGCTCTTTTGATGTTGCAAATCTTGTTTTGTCTGACATGCGTTTGAACATTAAGAGGGCGTTGTATAATGATATGCTTGGTAATCCTGACAGAACACCAGCTTCTGCAACAGAAGTTGCAGAGCGTATGGCCGACTTGTCGCGCCGTATTGGTTCTGCTTTTGGAAGACTACAGGCTGAGCTGGTTCAACCTGTTTTACAGCGTGTAGTCTACATATTAAAGAAACAAGGACGCATTGAGCTTCCAACAATTAACGGACGCGAAGTAAAAGTTCGCTCTGTTTCACCTCTTGCACAGGCTCAGGCCAATCAGGATATTACTTCTGTGGCTCGTTGGCTCGAACTTGTGCAAGCCTCTTTTGGCCCACAAGTATTACAGATTCTGATAGATTCAGAAGAAACGGCAGCATACCTTGGCAAAAAGTTTGGTGTGCCAGATTCTTTGATCCGCGACCTTGAGGAACGCAGACAGATTGTAGCATTGGCACAACAGTATGCACAGACTCAAGGAGAACCACTTGGCGCAGAACAGTTACCTCAGTCTTGACGGGTATCAGCGAAAAAAAGCAGAAGATGAAACTATTAGCATAAACATTGCTAAACTTTTTTCTGAGCCGCTGGGTAAAGAAGTCCTTAAATATTTTCGGTCGATTACAATCGAAGCAGTTAATGGCGCAGCTGTTACTGATGCGGAGCTGCGGCATTTGGAGGGCCAACGATACTTTGTTGGTTTGATTGAAAGACGCATCAATCATGGACAAAAGGTAAAGAGTAATGAGTGAAGCTGAAGCCACAGAGTCTACTGAAGACTCAGGGATCGTAACGGAAGGCGGTAATCCTTTGCTTGAGCCAGAGGCCGAACCGAATCCTCTTGCTGCGCTGCCAGAAAAATTCAAGTCTGTAGAAGACTTGGTGACATCATACAGCAATTTAGAATCAAAGATTGGCGCAAAGGAAGAAAACTTTAGGGAGCAATTCCTAAAGGAAATGGAAGAACAAGCTTATGCAAATAGGCCAGCATCTGTAGGCGATTATCAGTTGCCAGAAGGCATTGATGAAAGCGCAGCTGTTGATAACGAGCTTCTTCAATGGTGGGCTAACCAGTCATTTGAGAATGGTTACAGCCAAGAAGAATTCTCTCAAGGCATTGAAATGTATATGAATGCTTTGAATGCAGATGTGCCAGACTATGATGCTGAGCTAGCAAAGCTGGGCGATAATGCGTCAGCACGCACAGATGCTGCCAGTTTATTTGCAAATCAGTTCTTTCCACAAGAAGTTTTGCCAGCTATTGAGCGTATGTGTGAAACATCAGACGGGATTATTGCCTTAGAATACATCATGGAGCAAATGAAAGAAGGCGGGCCAAGTGGCTCAACACAAGCCGCAGCACAGCAGACTGAGGCTGATTTACGCCAAATGATGTTAGACCCAAGGTATTTTGATTCATCTCGGCGTGATCCAACCTTTGTAAAACAAGTTGAAGAAGGCTGGAAACGCCTGTATGGTTCATGAAGTAATACGAGTTGGCAGGCTCTCGTTGACCAAAAGCTTGCCCGAACATGCCGAACAGGTAGCGGACAACATGCGAAAAGCTGATGTCCGGGAGTGCTATATCCATCACCTTTCCCCCCTAGAAGCACTCACAGAGCCATTTGCAATAGATGGCTCTGTTACCTATACGGTAAAACTAGACAAGACTCCGATTGGAATGTGCGGCACTGTCCCTACAAAGGCCAACAAAGCTAGGGTTTGGCTTTTAGGCACTGACAGTATTACAAATAACTTTCGCCCCTTCCTGCGCGGCTGTAGGCCCACTATAGAGCTTTTGCAAGCTACATATTACTCAATAGAAAATTATGTTCCAGCAGACCACCACGATACAATTATGTGGCTAGCTTGGTGTGGATTTACTTTTGATGAGCATTTGTATGAAATACAAGGGCATACATTTATGCGTTTTGTGCGTTGCGCTTTAGATAAAAATAATGGTATTGGTGAATTAAGTCGGCCTGTAATGCACTAAGCGACCCGCCAGGACAATCGCGTTGAGGTAGCCAAGCAGATAACCGTATAGCGTAAAACAACTGAAAAGGACTGTAAAATGGCGAATACTATTGATGTCGCATTTATCAAGCAGTTTGAATCAGAGGTTCACATGGCTTATCAGCGTATGGGTTCCAAGCTGCGGAACACTGTGCGTATGGCAAACAATGTAACTGGTTCGACTGTTCGATTCCAAAAAATCGGTGCTGGCAGTGCCTCCACCAAATCACGCAATGGCAATATCACCGCTATGGAGCTGGCTCATACGCAAGTTGAAGCCACTATGGAAGACTTCTATGCGGCAGAATATATTGATAAGCTGGACGAGTTGAAGGTTAACATCAACGAGCGTCAAGCCATTGCTCAATCAGCTGCTGCTGCTCTGGGTCGTAAGACT